CCTAAGTCAGAAGAGCTTGATAACTATTCGGACAAAGTAAAAAAGCGCATTGATAAGCTTACTGCTCGTCTCCGCGAGACTCAGCGTCGTGAAGAAGCAGCTATTGAGTATGCGAAGAGTGTGCAACAGCAAAACGAAGAGCTGCAACAGAAGTACACTAAGACCGACACTGAGAGACTGGGCGAGGCCAAGAACCGTGTAGAAACACAGGTTACGGCGCTTAAGCACATTATCAAGAAAGCCCGTGAAGAGGGCGACATTGATACAGAAACTGAGGCACAACAAAGACTTACGACTATAGTCTGGGAGCAACAGCGTTTAGCCCAAACGCTTCAAGAGCGTGAGTTAGCCTCAAAACAGCCGCAGCAGCCGAGAGAAGTTCCTGAAATACTGCAGCCAAGAAGAGCAGCGCCTGACCCAAGAGCAGAAGAGTGGGCGGAAAGCAACCCTTGGTTTGGTCAAAATACAGTAATGACTCACGCTGTATGGGGGTTACATAAAGACTTAATACAGAAAGAAGGGTTTGACCCAACCAGTAATGAGTATTATGATGAAATAGACCGTAGAATGCGTACCCTATTTCCGCAGGAGTTTCAAATAGATGAAGCACCCGCGCAACAAACTAACAGGAATAGCCGTCCCGTGCAGACGGTGGCCCCTGCAAACCGCTCGTCGGGAATAAATAATTCAGCACGCCGCTCCGTTCGGTTAAAGCCGAGTCAGGTAGCCATAGCAAAGAAACTTGGGGTTCCACTTGAAGAATACGCAAAATACGTGAAGGAGTAACACATGAGTAACGAAAGCAACGTGCCAAAACTTAATCGCAGTGCCCGCGGAACTGAAAGCCGCGAAAAGACTGCGCGCCGTAAGCCTTGGGCTCCTCCTTCTCGATTGGATGCTCCTCCTGCTCCAGATGGTTATAGACATCGTTGGATCAGAGCGGAATCTGGTGGTCAGGATGATCGTATTAACGTAGCAGGCAAACTCCGCGAGGGGTATGAACTTGTTCGTGCAGACGAATATCCAGATTACGAGACAAGCTCTGCTGATGATGGCAAGCATGCAGGCGTAGTGAGCGTAGGCTCGCTAGTATTAGCCCGTATACCTGATGAAACAGCAGAAGAGCGTCGAGCGTACTATTCTTCACGAACCCATGATCAGCTAAGGGCTGTCGATAATGACCTGTTGAAGACGAATGCACACTCGTCTATGAAGATCAACACGCCAGAACGCCAGTCCCGCGTAAGTCTCGGTGGTCCTCGAACGGACACCGAATAACTCATTTAAAGGACATTTATCATGGCTAATGTAGATAAAGCTTTCGGTATGCGTCCGCTCGGTAACCTTTCTGCCTCTGGTTCACAGAAGCAGTTCGGCTATGAGATTGCGGACAATCAGGCCGGCGCAATTTACCAAGGCGACTTGGTAACAGTATATGACGGCTACCTCGTCCAGTTTAACCCTAGCACTCACACTGCTGCGGTTGGTGTTTTCAATGGTTGTAACTACATTGATCCTACTACTGGCAAGCCAACTTGGAAAAACTACTACCCCGGTTCAGTCAACATCACTCAAGGCAAGATCATTGCTGACGTTCTTGACGATCCTAATCAGTTGTTCATCATCCAGAACGACGGCACATCTGCTGCCGCCAACTATGGTAAGAACGCTGATGTAGTAATGGGTACTGGCAGCACCACTACTGGTGTTTCTGGTATGGAACTTAGTACATCCACTATTGCAAACACTGCAGCGTTGAACGTGAAGATCGTAGGTCTTTGGGACGTTCCTAACAATGCTGTGGGCGCAAACGCTGTTGTGGTTGTTAAGATCAACGAACACCTCTACGGTAGTGCAGGTGTTGCAGGACAAGGAGCTTAAACCATGGCTATTTCACGTTCACAACTAGTAAAAGAGCTTGAGCCCGGTCTGAACGCCTTGTTTGGTCTGGAGTATCAAAACTACGAAAACGAGCATGCTGAAATCTACGAAACCGAGTCTTCTGACCGTGCCTTCGAAGAGGAGGTGATGCTTTCCGGGTTTGGCGAGGCACCAGTTAAGACTGAAGGCGCAGGCGTTGCATACGACCAAGCGCAAGAAGTCTACACTGCTCGCTACACTCACGAGACAATCGCTCTTGCGTTCTCATTGACTGAAGAAGCGATTGAAGACAACCTGTATGACCGCCTTGCGGCTCGTTATACTAAGGCTCTTGCTCGTTCGATGGCCACTACTAAGCAGATCAAAGCTGCTTCTATCCTCAATGGCGCATTCACTACCTCTACAGGCGGTGACGGCAAGCCATTGTGTGCGACAGATCACCCCACTCTGAGTGGTCCTGATCTCCGCAACGAGCTGTCAGTAGCTGCTGACCTTTCAGAGACTTCTCTCGAGCAGGCTCTGATCGACATTGCTGCATTCACTGACGAGCGTGGACTGAAGATTGCTGTCCAAGGCCTAAAACTGGTTATCCCTAAGGAGCTCCAGTTCACAGCCGACCGCATCCTGAAGTCTACTCTGCGTGTTGGTACTGCAGACAACGACATCAACGCCGTTCGCAACATGGGAATGGTGCCTCAGGGCTACTCAGTCAACCACTATCTGACTGACCCTGACGCATTCTTCATCATGACTGATGCGCCTAACGGCATGAAGATGTTCCAACGTGTAGCTATCAAGACTGGCTTCGAAGGCGACTTCGAAACTGGTAACGTCCGCTACAAGGCACGTGAGCGTTATAGCTTTGGCTTCAGCGATCCACGTGGTATCTTCGGCTCACCGGGTACTCCGTAAGCTAGTTGATGCAAAGGAAGGGCCCTTCGGGGCCCTTTTTTTATGGAAGAAAAAATGCCAAGACAACCCAAAGTAAAAAAAGAGCCTTCGCAAGGCTCTCGCCTTTGCACGTCGTGCAACAAAGTCAGACTCTTATCTCAGTTTGAACATTTTAAAGATGGGCAGGTGCGTGGTGTTTGCCAGAAATGCGTCACTCTTCAACGCGCTCGTAAAGCATCTGCAACTCCCGAAGCTTATCTTCGCATAGTAAACACTCAGCTTAAGTCTGGGAGGACCAAACAAGGCATTCAGTACGATCTTTCCTCCGATGAGGTAATAGAAATCTGGGAAGCACAAAATGGTCGGTGTGCTCTTTCTGGCGTCCTCATGACGCATCAACGGGATGGGAGCTACGGAGACAGAACAAGAAAAGAGTTCAATGCCTCAATAGACAGGATAAATCCTTCTGGGCCATATACTAGAGACAATGTGCAGTTGGTAGCTACTCGAGTAAATACTATGAAACACACCCTTAGCCAAGACATGTTTCTTTGGTGGGTCAAAAACATACATGAAAAAATGGCTGAATAATCCTCTTCCATTCGTCGTAAAATAATGTAATATTCAAGTGTACCGGGGTCATCCGGTGTATCTGACAGTCCCGGCTGACGACATGCAGACAGATGCACCCCAAATTAACTCGCATGTGAGGATTCTCAAATGGCTAATACCACCTTCTCAGGTCCGGTCATCTCGACCAACGGCTTCCAAGGCTCTACTACTGGCAACGTAACTGGCAACGTAACTGGCGATGTTACAGGCGGAGTTGACGCTACAAGCGCATATGTGCAAATCAATGCGGTAGCAGCAACAGCGATTGCAGACGCAGCAGATGCTATTAACACCGCAAACAAAGTAGCAGGCACTATCGTGCTAGATACCACTAACAGCCGAGTTATGGTTGCTCTTGGCGCGGATGCTACATCGGATTGGGCGGTTGCCGACGGTTCTGCTACTGTAACTCCATCCTAATTAGGGGGTGACCCATGAGTTTCAGCAATATTCAGTCTGTCACCAAAACGGCAGACGCTTCAGCAGTAACTGGCCGCACACGTCTTCTAGGGGTGTATTTCACTAATACAGCCACCGCGTCATCTTTTTCTTTGAAGGATGGCACTACAGACTCTGGCACCGCTAAGTTAACCATCAATACCCCTGCTGTTGCAGGAGCTCAGGACCTGATGATCCCAGATATGGGCATTGTTTTTGAGAATGGTATTTACGTTGATGTAAATGACGTAGAAGTCACTAGCGTGACCCTCTTGTTTGAGGGCGGAGCTGCGGCCTAATGGCTAGCAAAAAGGGAATGGGCATCAAAACCTCCGTCAAGTCGGGCAATTTTCGCCCGACTAAGAAGGGGGCGGGGATGACCGAGAAGGGTGTAAAAGCCTATCGGAAAGCCAATCCCGGCAGCAAGCTAAAGACCGCAGTTACCGAAAAGAATCCTTCGGGGGCTAGGGCAAAAAGACGTAAGTCCTTTTGCGCTCGATCTGAAGGACAGATGAAACAGTTTCCAAAGGCTGCTAAAGACCCTAACAGCCGCTTACGACAAGCACGCAAGCGTTGGAGATGCAGATGAAGAAGCCCGCAGCAAAAAAGCCTGTTCGTAAAATGTCTACAGGCGGCTCGGCTACTAAATCTAGGGTCAATGAGGCGGGTAACTATACCAAGCCTACAATGCGTAAGAGGCTTTTTGAGCAAATAAAGTCTGGAGGCAAAGGCGGTAAGCCGGGCCAATGGTCTGCTCGAAAGGCTCAAATGCTAGCAAAAGAATACAAGGCCAAAGGTGGGGGCTATAGAAGCTAATGGCCGGATTAAAGAAGCCCCAAAGATCATTAAAGGCATGGACTAAACAGAAATGGCGAACCAAAAGTGGCAAGCCATCGACGCAAGGACCTAAAGCTACTGGAGAACGATACTTGCCTGAGAAGGCAATAAAATCGATGAGTAGTAAACAGTACGCAGCCACCACCCGCAAGAAGCGGGCTGATACAGCAAAAGGGAAGCAGTTTTCAAAACAGCCAAAGAAAATTGCTTCTAAAGTCAAACGACATCGAAAAGTGAGGTGATCCAAATGGCAGGACGTGGAATGGGTATGGCCACTAAGGGTGGTGGATGCGTTGGTTCTGGCCCCCGCAATAAGGTCATCAAGGAAACAAGCAAGACTACTGGTCCTGTGATGATGAATAAAGGCGGCATGGCCAACAAAAAGAAAGGATTTCCTGACTTAAACAAGGATGGAAAAGTCTCTAAGGCTGACGTTCTTATGGGCCGTGGTGTTCAGAAGAAAATGGGCGGCGGCATGATTAAGAAATACCGCAAAGGCGGCATGGGCTATAAGTAATGGCAGCCGGCGTAAAGCATTACTTTAAGGACGGAAAGGTCCATCGGGGCGGCACTCATAAGCACCCCGATGGAACTATTATGACAGGCAAAAACATGTCAAAGACGTCTAAAAAGCTTTACCATTACAGTGACTTATCCAAACCCGCACAGAAAAAAGCGCGGGATAGTTGGGGTAAATAGATGGCGACCTCAGGGACCACAAACTTTAATCTGGCGATAGACGACCTCGTAGAAGAGGCGTTTGAGCGTTGCGGCATGCAGATGACTGCAGGCTATCAGCTTAACTCGGCTCGTCGGTCCTTAAATTTGTTGTTCTTGGACTGGGCTAACCGCGGACTAAATCTTTGGACCATCGAGCAGGCCACCTACTCTTTGGTCCAAGGCGATGCTGAAATATCGTTGCCTACTGACACGGTCAATGTTTTGACTGCAGTTATTCGTCAGACGGTAAACGGGCAGCAACAAGACATCAACATTGAAAGAATAGGACGAGAAGAATACCTGAATGTACCCGATAAACTCACTCAGGCTAGGCCTTCTCAAATCTATATTGAAAGAACGAATACGCCCAAGGCGTATTTATATCCGGCTGCGGACAAGGCATATACACTGGTTTATTACCGTATACGCCGTATGGAAGATGCCGGTGACTATACTAACACTACCGACGTTAACTTCAGGTTCTTACCTTGTTTAGCGTCGGGTTTAGCGTACATGCTTTCGTTGAAGTATGCGCCAGAACGAACTAGCGCGCTTCAACAAATGTACGAACAGGATTTCCAACGGGCCGCGATGGAGGATAGGGACACTGCAAGTACCTACTTCCTGCCTGACGTAGGGGCATAAAATGGCGCATGCAACGGGTAAATACTCATTCGCCCTTTGTGATTATTGCGGGCAGCGCTACCCTTACCAGACTCTTAAAAAGAACTGGAAAGGGTTTATGGTTTGTCCAGAGGACTATGAGCCAAAAGAGCCCCAACTGGACCCGTTAAAGTATAGAGGCGATGCGATTTCACTATTGAATCCACGCCCTGACAGGACAGAGCCGTTGAGTGTTTTTGTGAATAGCACAGGCGGCGATACACCTTTTGAGACAGTGCCGGG